TGTAAGAACTTGGAATGAGATGTGGAAGACATTAGTGGGTAAGGAATTCCCAGGTGAATGTACACATGATCTGTTTGTCAAAAAGTGCCACGAATTAAATATCCCTTGCTACGGCGGTATCGACTGGGGTTTCTCTGCACCTAATACTGTAGTCTTTTTCTTTGTAGACTCTAGAGATAATATTTATATAGTTAAGTGCGATGGTATGACCTTTATCAGCGAACCTACATGGATTCACCACATAAAGACTAAATACCATAATATGTATAGATGTCAACTGTATGTTCCTGATGCCGCTGCTCAAGGTTCAATCCAAGAGATGCAAAAGGCTGGTTTACCCGTTGCCAATCAACCGGATAAGGGTGCCGTCAATACTGGTATTCAAGTTATAAAGAAGTTCTTAAAGATGCCAGGTACTACTGAACCTAAGTTATTCTTAGCTAAAGACAATTGCGCTCCTATAGTTAGAGAATTCAGTTTGTATCACTATAAGGTTGACGCTGCAGGACTTATTACAGATGATCCTGATACAGAGCACGATCACTGGATTGATGCCCTACGCTATCCAATGACTCTTTTATTCGGTAATTCTCAAATTGTATTAGGTACAGGTCTTACTGATCAAGCTGTTGGACTTCAAGATCCAAGTGGCAACTATCATAGGATGCCAACCCCAACTGAATATGCTATGACCCAAGGTATAAGAATGGAATCTCAAGAAGCTGATAGATCTAAGTTGGGAAAGATCGGTAGAGCCTCTGAATTAGAGGACCCAGGTGACGATGATGACTCCACAGGCGGAAGCGGAGGCTTCCTATGGAGCATGTAGGTAACTTTTAAGTTACTAGAAGGTATAATAATTTCATGAGCTGGTACGATGATTGGTTGAAAAAAAGTATTAAGAATGATATAAACGAGCTTCTAAAGGCTGACGTTGGAGAGACTGAAGTTACTTCACCACCTAACGTACCTCAACTAGCTGATGGTGATAATTTACCAGATAAGCCAGAAGATGGCCATGATGCTTCTAAACAGATAGGTCGTAAGGCGTTTGTCGATGATCCTTATTTTGATTTACTAGGAAGTCAAGTAAACTACAAGTTTAAACTTACAAGAATTTCAAATAAGACATTGAAAGAGGTTTCAGTAAGAGATTGGCTGATCTCAGCTATTATTCAATGTCGTTGTGACACACTTATTAGGTTCTCTAGAATTGAGCATCGTCGTCATGAATTAGGTTTTAGAGTAGTTAAAAGAGATGGTGAATCTGATTATTCTGATGCTGAAAAGGCAGAGATAGCAGGAATAGAAGATTTTCTATATCACTGCGGTCGTAAAGAGGGAACTCCAGCTGACGATAAGAGATTATTTGGTGAATTTCTTAAGGTAATCGGTCGTGATGCTTTAACATTTGGTCACGTAGCTATTGAAAAAGTTAAAACTAGAGCCGGTGGATTACATAGATTTCGTCCTCTTCCCGCAGAATCAATATACTTGATTAATAAGTCATTGTCAAAAGAACAAGTAAGTTCTACTGCAATGAAGAACTATCAACTTACTAGACCTAAGAGTGACAATGATCCTAAGTCTGATCAAGTGGTTAATGAAGTTGAAAATGACTTTATTAAGTATGTTCAGATCTCATACGACAATAGGCCTCTTGCTACGTTCGGTGATGAAGATTGTATTTTCAAACTATTCAATCCTCAGAACTTTGCGGATTCTATGGGGTACTGCTATTCTCCACTTGAACTAGCAATTATAAATATTACTAACCACATGAATGTAGAGAATTACAATGCTAACTTCTTTACACATGGTTACGCTGCTAGAGGTGTCTTGCACCTTAAGGGTACAGTTACACAACAGAATTTAGCAAACTTCCGTAGGACTTTCTATAACAGTATCTCTGGAACCCAGAATGCTTGGAGAACACCAATCGTTGCTGGTCTAGATGAAGTTCAATGGGTACCAATGTCTGCTAATGCTCGTGAGATGGAGTATTTGAACTATAACAACCATCTAATGCGTATTCTTTGTGCTCAATTTCAAATTGACCCAATGGAATTAGGTTTAGACTATCTAATTACTGCAACTGGACGTGCTCCTCAACAGCAAGCTAATAATGAGTATAAGATCACCTACTCTCGTGAACGTGGTTTACTCCCTATCCTCATGTTTATTGAAGACATTATTAACTGTGAAGTCTTAACTGCTCTTGATAAGGACCTAGCAGCTAAGTACAAATTTACATTCACCGGTATGACAGATGAGACACCTCAGAACGAGATTGCTCAGATGCAAGCCGAGATGACCGTCTGGAAGGGAATGAACGATCTTCTAGTACAGGCTCAAAAAAGTAAAATCAATGAAGCTATAGCTGATCTACCGATGAACCAGGCATTCTGGGCATTGGTCGAAAAGAACTACACACGTGGAGAGATTCGCGAAAAATTTCTTGGAGATAAGGGTGCTTCACAGAGACGCGAACTTCAATATATTCCTGGTGATCCATCATTCTTGAACTGGCAGCAACTATTAGTTACTATGGATGCTCAAAAGAAGCAACAGGAACAAATGGAAGCTCAACAACAGGCAGCTCAACAAGAGGCTCAGACTAAGGCAACTGCAGAACAGCAGAAGCATGATCACGCAGAAGCTAAACATGGTCGCGATAAAGAGAAACACAACTTAGACATGGAGCAGATTAAGGCTAAGGCGGCACAGGATGCTGTAAAGACTGGAAGTCTAAAAGATACTGCTAAACAGTTTGGTGCAACAAGTCCAACTAATGATCAAGGCACTAACGTCGCTAATCCTATTAATAAACTAGGCGGATAACATGTATTTTAAGGCAGATGGGGCAGTTGTAACTGATGAAGTTCGCTATGCCACCTTAATGCTAATAAAGATTCTATACAGACTTAAAGTTATAGAAGAAGAACATGCTTTAAAAATCGCAACCCAATTCCATATTTTGTTTGTATAATATAAATTATGCTCCCAATCTTACTTGCTTATATGGAATGCCGTACAACTGCTGTGACAGTTGACCTGTGGCGCTTCTTGCAGCAACTTAATATCTGCCGTCGCACCTATTAGGTATGTTAAAGGGCTAGATCTAGCCCTTTAATATGATACAATATTTCTATGAAGAAACGTATTAGGCAACCACATAAAGATAGAGCAAAATTTAGAAAAGCTAGTTTTACTAATGTAAACTACGATGATCGCATAATAGAGTATTCTCCAGCTGGAAATCCTAGGCGAAAATATCGTATGTTGTGTGTTCAGTGTGGTGCAGATAGAGGATATCAAACTCAAAAGGATGCATTAAGAGTTTGTAAAATATGTAGAGATAAGAACGTTACTTGTTACACAAAAGAACAAAAACTAGTACGCTGTGCAATGAAAGCTAATTTAGTTGCTAGATTAAAGCAGCGGTTAATTAATAAGAATAAAAAATCTACTTTTGATGTATTACCTTATACCGTTGATGAACTTAAAATACATTTAGAATCTAAATTCGAACCGTGGATGACTTGGGATAATTATGGTCTATGGGAAATAGACCATATAACTCCGGATAGTTGGTTTGTGTATAATTCATTTGAAGATAAAGGATTCCAAGATTCTTGGGCTCTTGAAAATTTACAACCCTTATCAAAGCATGATAACTGTAGTAAGGGAAACAAATATAAAGGTTAACTATGTCACTTATCATACTGGAGGGACTTTGACAGGTCTGGTAAAAGTTCCGTTGCTCAATTATTTGAGAGCAAGGGTTACGAACTCATACATATGTCTGCTCCCCCAAAGGGACAAACTGCAGATCTATTCTTAGAGGATATGATGGAGATAATCTCTTCAGCAGCTCATAAGGATATAGTGTTAGATCGCTCTTATTATGGTGAAGCTTGTGTATGGCCTAAGATTTATGGTCGAGAACCACTTCTTGACGAACAAGGATTAGAGATTCTTCAAGAATTAGAGGAAACTGTTGGCACGATGCATATCCTTATGCATGATCCTAATAGTGAAGCTCATTGGCAGAGATGTGTAGATAATAAAGAACCACTTACTAAAAGTCAATTTGTAAAGGCTAGAAGCCTGTATTCCACTATGGCTGATAAGTATAACTTTGATCGTAAGATCTTGAAGGACTTTCCAGATGCTATACAGCCACTCCCGAAAGAAGCCGCTGATAAAGCGAGGCCTACTGAGAATGATGAGATCAAGAAGTCTACGACTGCTGGAACTACTCCACAAGCTGGAAGTGATAGTACTGGAAGTAACGAGATAATTAAGTCTAAAGAGCAACTTAAGCTTGAACGCGCTAACGTCATAAACGAAGTATTATCAAAACGAATTTTAAAGGGTAAGGGTACCGTATACGACGATGTAGAGAGAAGTATGCGTCACTTTCTAAATACAGAATTAGGTAAAATTCTAGGGACTAGTTCATCTATTCCTGGATTAACCAATGAAGAGATAGACTTACTTAAATTTTTCTGTAAAAGACTAAAAGAGAAGGAACAGTAGCATGACAAAGACCGAATACGAAAGTATGATGTTTGAGCTTCAAATTGAATATCAAAAGGTATCTAATGAAAAACAAAAAGCAGAAACTAAGCTAATTGAACTCGATGTTCAACTTAAGCAAGCACATCTAACTGATTTTTTAAATTCACTAAGTGGGAGTAAATAATATGGCAAACGGTTTCAGAGATCAAAGACAACCAGGTCGTAAAGAGAAAATTCGCGGTTTAGATGTAGAGCTTAAGAATACGGCTATGTCTGTTCGCATCAATCAGATGATGACGCAGCAGATTATGCAGAATCTCAAGGGCATGCATGAGGATGTTAGTAGGGCTTTAAACCTTATATCTGAGATGCAGTATAAGATTCTTGCTATTCAGAAGGTCGGTGGTTTCGATGTTACCACCATGAATCAGATTGCTAATGAGCAACGTCTACAAGATTTCTGTGAGGCTTCTGATAGAGAAGATGCTGAAAAGGGTTTCACTCATGGTGATGTAGTAAATGAACAGAGTACGGTCATTGTGACTTCAACTACCGAAGGCACTGATCAAGGTATCTTCCGCTCAAGATTGAAGCTCTCAGAATCTGGCGTGCCTGATCTTATTACTGCATTCATGGGAAGCAGTGTCGGTGCAAAAGCTAAAATAAATCTAAATGGAGTTAATCATGAGGTTGAACTCCTAGCAATTAGACAGCCAGCTCCTGCGGCAGCAGAAGATGCTGACGAAACTCCACAAGTGAGTAACTAATGTCTAATAAAGATGACACTATGGATCCGAGATGTCCTCGCGGTCTTAAGTGCTCGCCTGATAAATTCTGTCCATTAGCTGTGATGCGTCTTAGGGCGATTCGCACTGCTGGTCATGAACTTACAGAAGAAGAAGAATCTAAACTTCCTGGATGTCCATGGGCAGTAAATCATCAACTAGCGAACTACTGTTTCTTCAAGTATATTAAGGATTATGTTGGTGATAAACAACCTTCCGACATTGAAGTCGCCTCCTTAAATTGTATCTCTGTAGAAGCAGTTAAGAAAACTGAAAAAACTGCACTTAATAAGATTAGAGATACAGAAGAGTTTAAAGATCTTAAAGAGTCTTTAAATGGTAGCTCTATACTAGAGGATCATCTTACAGATGAAGACTATAAGATTTACAGATGAATCTAAGTATCGTTTGTTTAACTTATTAGCTAGATTGAATATTAAATCCGCTATGGGTGTTAGAGCATTCTGGGATCCACAGGCTAACAGTGGATACGGAGCTGAGTACTTTATTGGCTTCCGACCTAGGTGATATTCTAAATCCACCGCGATCCCTGGTATAATCTTAAGTGGTATGGCTAAGAAACCACTTGAAATTGATATGTGCAGCGGTTCACAGTTACGAGATACGCAGGGCGAGATGCTCTCTGTTGAAGGTGCTGATATAGGTGAACTAGAGGCCGGTCGCGGTAGACTCAATGATAATCACGGTAAGGGCTTCTTTAATTCAATAGGCCGCATTACTGCAGCAAAGAAAATATTTAAAGAAGAAGACTGTGATGATGACCGTCATAGATACTACTGGAATAAGGTTAAAGCACCTTATGTCTATGTTCGTGGCTATCTCTACGATGACGAAGATCATCCTAATGCTAAGGCAGCAGCCGCTATATTAAGAAATGTTCATAAAACTGACTGCCCCCTAAAGCTTAAAGCTTCAGTAGAGGGTGGCGTAGTAGCTCGCGGCATCTCTGATCCAACTCTACTTGCTCGTACTAAGATTCACTCAGTTGCACTCACATTCACTCCAGCTAACGTAACCACACTAGTGGAACCATTAAATCTAGATAAATCTCAATACGACGCTGAAGCAGACATGGAACTAATTAAGTCTGTAATGCACCTAGCCGAAACAAATGTACCCTCATTCAGACATATCGCTCGTGATGCCTCTGCCTCTAAGGTTAGAGCGAATATCGAGAAGATAGTCGAACTTATGAAGGGTGACAAGAACATTGACATCCCCACTAAGCAAGAAATACTTCAATATGCCCTTGAAGTTAAGATTCAGAACAATGTGAGCAGAATTCATGAACTTATAGAGAATGCTGTAGATGAAGATTTAGATAAAGCATTAAAGGATAAATTGGCTGGAGCTGCTATGATGGGTGCTGCCGCATTAGCACCTTCTACTGCACAAGCGCCATCTGTATCCTCAGCTACAATGAATCAGGGGGCTACTTCTAATCTCTCTAAAATGCCACCTAATCATCAAGAAGCATATCATAAGATAGCAAGCACTGATCCAGTAAGAGGTGCTCTCGGTATGGTTGAATCAAGTGGCGGTGTTAAATACGATCATAAAACTATAACTGACCCTGATAGTCAGCACTTTGGTCATACAGCGGGTGGTATGTTCGCAATGATGCCAAACCAAGCAGAGTATATTCTTAGAAATGATAAAAATCTAGCAGCTAAGTACCCTAAACTAGCAGAAGCTGCAAAAGATATAAAAAAGAATCATCATCAATTTACAGATGCATTCAACTCAGATACTACTACAGCTGACGACTTTGCTAATGCCTCAATGAGTAGAAATAAGTCTAAAACTAAGTCATTAGAGATGGCAATTTATGCGCACAATCATGGACTTAAGGGCGCATGGGACGTATATAAGACTAAGGGTAAACAAGCCATTAATAATGATCCTTATGTTAAAAAGGTCATGGAAGTATATCATAAATTAAAATCACATAGTGCTAATAGAAGGCCAACTACAGTAAGTAAAGCACTAACGGCTGGATATGGTGGAGCTGGGGTGCCTACTGGTAATACTGGTGGGGGTGTTCTTCAATCTGAAAGTCTAGCTGACGGTAGAGGTGGCCATAATACTAAAGGTTTTAAATATGTTACCTGTGATGATTGTGGTGATGAACAGATATATTCAAAGTTTCAGGTAAAGTGTCGTAAGTGTGGAACATCGTTCCCTATGGAGAAACTCCATAAATTGTTTTTAGGTGCAATAGCAACATAGGTAACATACAAGTATGTATATGGGGTGTTTAAGTAACAGGCCATGATATACTAAGTATTATAAAGTTTTAACTTTTGAAAGTTAAGGAGAACTCAAATGGCAAATATTACTTCAATCATGAACAAGGTAGCTCGTAACGCCCAACAAATGGGATTAGTTGTTACGGCTCAAGATGCTTCCTCTGTCACGATTTCTAACGGCAGCAACAATCTTAAAGTAGGCTATATTCTAGCTTCAATCCAACAACCTCAAGGCGGCGTAGATCCTTCAGTATCACCATTCCTTGGAATTGGTATCGCTAACCCAGGACAATTATCACTTACTTCAGCAATCCATACTGGTGCGGCAATGTCTGACATTATCGATAGCGCAGTAGCTGCTCAAGTTTTAGCAATTCTTTCTGGTTTTGCAAACGATATCGTTCTATCAAACGATAATGCTTCATTTACCGCACGTATTCGTGGAACAGTTGACATGTTGAATATGGGTCAATAATCAGTTTACTGATTAATTAGGAGTTAAACATGAAAGATGAATTAAGAAAAAGCCTCACAGATCTGATCGATGAGACGCTTTTAGAGCTTGAAGAGCTTCAAAAGTCTCGATTCGCTGCTAGTGAAATTGATGTTAAAGGACCAGGCGAAGGAATCGCTGGTAAACCTTCTAACGGAGATCTTCATGCTAAAGCAGAAGATAAAGATGACGACAAAGACGAAGACGACAAAGACGAAGACGACAAAGACGCTAAAAAGGCAGAAGATGCTGAAAAAGCTGAAGGTCATAATCGCCAAGCTGATCCAAATGGTGGACATCACCAAGTAGATAAGGCTGAAGGTCATAATCGCCAAGCTGATCCAAATGGTGGTCACCACAAGATGGACAAAGCTGAAGATAAAGACGACAAGAAAAAAGATAAAAAAGATTCTAAAGATAAGGACGACGATAAGGATAGCGATGATAAGCCAGCCTTTATGAAGTCTGTAGCAGAATCTGAATCTCTAATGAAGAGCTTCGTTGAAGCAAGAGTGAAACCTCTTGAAGATAAATTAGCAACGATCCTTAATTTAGTTAACAAGATCGCTGAGCAACCAGTTGCACCTAAGGGCGCAACAGCTCGTACAGTTCCATTATTTAAAAGTAATGAGGATGGTGGAGAAACTCTGTCTAAGGCAGATGTTGCTTCTAAACTTTTTGACTTGAAAAAGTCAGGAACAAAAGTTGACTCTCTGGATATTACCAGGGCAGAAATGGGCCACGATCTCGCAAAGATCGTAGCTAAATATAATATTTCGTAATCAAAGGAGAGAACGAACATGAATGACGCAGTAAACTCAATTTTGCAAGGCCTAGATCAAGGACTCGTCTCCGCTTCGGATATCGAGTCATTGAATAAGGCAATCACCGCTGGATACGGCGGAGCTGGTAAACCCACTGACTTAACATACGGTGGTGTGTTACAAGCCGAATCACTAGAGGCAACTCTTAAGTCGATCACATTCGACATGAAGAACCTAAAGTTTTGGCCAGCTATCTCTGTAGACAAGGCCTACAACTTGTTCGAACAGTACAATCGTTTGATCAGTTATGGTTCTGATTCAGTGCCATACATCGGCGAAGGTGGAGCTCCTCAAGAGGAAGATTCTACTTACGTACGTGATGGTCAAAAGATCGTGTTCTTCGGTACACGTCGTAGAGTGTCTCACCAGATGACTCTAGTTCGTGTAACTGTTGGTGACATTGTTGCCCAACAGGCAAAAGAAGGAACGATGCATCTTTTAAAGAACATCGAGCGTGAACTTTATTGGGGTCATGGTCACTTCATGAACCAATCAACTGGTCTTGAATCTGGTTCTGATGCAGATCTTCCAGTAAATAGTATCGCAATGAGCGGTCTATTAAAACAACTTCAAAAAGGCGACACCGATGCACAAATGCAAGCGGGTGACTTCTTAGGTTACGGCGACTCTAGCTCAATCATCACTGATTTAGCTGGTCAAGTAATGGCCCAAGATGATATTGAACGCCTAGCGGTTATTGCTCTTGAGAACTTCGGTGCTCCAGATCAGTTACACGTAGAGCCAGCAGCTCTATCAGCTTTCGTTAAGCAATTCTATCCTCAGTTCAGGTCTGCTCCTGGTCTTGCTAATCAAACCGTTGGCTATGATGTATCTAAGGTACAAACTACTGCCGGCGCGATCGACCTTAAGCCAAACTTATTCTTACGTCCACGTAGTGGCGTTCGCTCGATTGCAGTAAATGCTGCATCACCAGCGAATTCCTTTACAGCAGCTGGAACACCTACAGGTTCAGGTTCTAGTTTTGCTGCAGGCGTTTACCAAATGTCTGTAACGGCAGTGAATGATTCAGGTGAGAGTTCACCAGTTACTTCTACTGCAACCCTTGTTACTGCTGGTCAAAATCTGCAAGTAGCAATCGGATCAATCCCAGCCGGTGTTAAGTATTTTAAACTTTACTTATCAGCACCAGGTGGAGCAGCCGGTACTCAGCAATTTGCTGGTAACTGGGCAAACGCAGGCGCTGGTAACTATATCAGTTCTAACGTACAGCTTCCAGGCCTCGGAGAAGCATTCTTACTCGATATGAGTGCAGAATGTATGCGCTTTAAACAACTTGCTCCTTTAAGCAAGATCAACTTCGCAATCGTTACAACTGCCCTTGAGTTCGCGATCGTAATGTATGGTGCTTTGTTCGTGTATACTCCACGATTCAACTGCTTGTTCCGCAATATCGGAAAATAATATAACACTTTAAGGTGTAATCTTAAGGGGCACGCATCAATGATGTCTGCCCCTTTTTTTTCATAAAAGGAACTCATATGAGCAATAGACCTGATTGGAACAGTTGGATTCTTAAGAAGAGTATTGAAGAGCAAGTTGATACTCTAAAGAAAAGTGATACTGTTGTTGTTGAAGACTTAGAGAAAGCTCGTAAGGCGTTACCGTTTAAAGAAGGTAGTAATATTGCTTTCGAATCTTATCACGATGATGAAGGAAAACCCCGTAAGAATAGAAGAGTAGTTGAACATACTACCGATGGTAAGGAAATCGTTCACGATGATACTCCTGTAGAAGCAAAGCATAATCTGTTAGCTGGTTCTTTAAATAGAGCACGCGAACATGCTCAAGTCCACTCACAAGACGACAAAGAGAATACTACTCAGCACGGTCCAGGCGGAGACATCAAATAATCCTAAGGTATAATATCTCTTATGACAAAAGAAGAAATTTTAGATGAGCAGATTGAAGCTATGGAAAAGCTTCTTAAACTTAAGAGTGCAATAATCGAAGAGCAAGATAATAAGATTCAAAGACTTGAACAGGAACTCTCAAGAGAGAAAAGTACTCATTGGACCCCAGCATGGACCCCAGCATGGACACCTCAACCCATATATCCTGGTCACGGATGGACAGGTGGCGGACTTTTGGGTGGTTCAACTATAGGCTTATCTAATTGTCCAAATGGCGGATTCCATGAATATCCTCTTACATGGAGCGGAACTACCATGCCAGCATGCACTAAATGCGGATACCATCAGCAAGCATTCGGAACACTTGGAACAACAACATTGACAACCCTAGGAACAGCTGGTCTTGCTACCACAGCTACCAGTGGTTACATTGCACCAGCAGATGATAGTAATGTGCATACACTCGCAAGAAAATAATTTCGTATAATATCTTCATGAACCAAGAAATAATCGAAAAAGCATGTGTGGACTATATAACCATTAATGGTAAACTTCCAAAATTTGTAGTGATGAGTAATTCTTATTACGAAGAATTTAACAAGCAATTCTATCCAATAGAGCGAACGCCTTCCCCAGGTATATTAAGTAAGCCAAACATTAGCACAATGCACCTAACTGATTGTGTTGTTAGCATAATTTCTGCGAATAATGTTGATGATAACTTTTTCGAAGTATTAGGATAATTACTTATTTGATTTAAGAATGTTAGTCATTGCTTCTAATGGTTGTAGATTAGAAAGTGCCCAACTGTCTTTAAAACCTTGATCATTTACGTCCGTGTATGTGTGATTACTATCAGCAACGATGTGATCTATCTGCCACGTCTTTTTACCAGATATAAATAAGCCATGGTTTTCCCAAGTCATCCATGGTTCAAATTGAGATTCTAAATGTTTCATTAAATCGTGAATAGTATAAGATAGATGACGAAAAATACCTTCTTGTTTTAATATGTTTCGACTTTTAAATTTTGCATTAATATTAGCTTTCATGGAACAGTATATTCTTTTTTGTTCTTTAGTTCTCTTAGTATATTTTTTAGTATGACATTTTAAGCATGATCTTATAGCTTCATAATGAACTTTATATCCACGATCTAGACAAGTCATTTTGTATTTACGCTTCTCTTGACCATTTAGTATAAAATCATTATAATTAACATTAGGATATGTTGGACGGAATTTAGTAGGATCTTGTTTATGACCTTTACGCTTGATAACATTGATATTTTTCATATTAGTATAATATCATATGAGGGTACTTAAGTACCGTAAAAATAAATATGACAAATAAAAAACGCTGTAAATACATATGCTTAGAGGGTTGTGAGGGAGTAGGTAAGACGACTCAAACTCAAAAACTAGTAGATCTTTTACGTACAAGAGGATTTAAAGTTCTCCAGACTAAAGAGCCTGGAACTTCACATGCTCCAGTTACACTTCAACTTCGAGCTTTAATGCTTGATAATAAATACGATCAAGAACTTACTCCTGCTGCTAGAGAGCTGATAAGCCAAGCTATTCGATCTATACACTTAGACAAAGTTATAATTCCTGCACTATTACAGTATGACTACATTATTCAAGATCGTGGTATACTTTCAGGGTTAGCATATGGATATGCTTGCGGTAATTCTCCTAGCGATTTATTATTCCTGTCAGATTACGTTTCTTCTAATGCTAGAATGCATCTAGAACGTGACCTATATGATAGTATAATTTATCTTAAGGGAGATACCTCTGCCGGTCTTAAGAAAGCTCTTCAATCAAAACAAGAGTTTGAGACTGGTGACGCAATGGAATCTCGTGGAAACAGTTTTTTAGAAATCGCTTCAAATCGCATGGAAGAGTTATCTGAAGCGTGGGGAAATTCTCATAAGATTAATGTTGATGGTAAAAACATCGATGTAGTTTTTAGTGATATTCTTCGAGTGTTAAATATAAGGGAAAACTAATGGCTAAGAAAACTAAAACAACCAAATTTAAGAAATTCGCTCCACCCGCTGGTAAGGCAAAAGTTCTTATCTTTGACATCGAAACTGCTCCACTGCTAGGTTGGATATGGGGACTTTGGGAAAATAATGTTTCTTTAAATATGGTTGCAGCGGATTGGCATGTCTTAAGTTGGAGCGCAAAATGGCTTAATGCCCCTGATACAGAAGTAATGTATGCAGATCAGAGAAATGCTTCAAAGGTTGAAGACGACAAAGATCTTCTTCAAGGTATCTGGGACCTTCTTAACGAAGCAGATATTGTCGTAACGCAGAATGGTAAATCGTTCGACCAAAAGAAATTACAAGCTAGATTTTTACTTAACGGCATGAAGCCACCATCTAGCTACAAGCATATAGATACTAAATTAGTTGCTAAGAGACATTTTGCTTTTACTTCTAATAAGTTAGAGTATATGTCCGACAAACTTTGTAAGAAATATAAAAAGCTTAAGCACAAAGAATTCCCAGGATTTGAAATGTGGGATGAATGTATGAAGGGTAACCTTAAGGCATGGAAAGAGATGGAAGTGTATAATAAACACGACGTTTTATCTCTAGAAGAATTATATAATATTCTTATGCCATGGGAAGGCGACACAGTTAACTTTAACTTGTATCACGATGACGATGTTAATGTGTGTAAATGTGGTGGTACAGACTTCATTAAGAATGGTTTCTACTACACAAATGTTAGTAAATTTCAAAAATACAAATGTAAAGATTGCAACGCTGAAACAAGGGATAGACAAAACCTCTTCTCCGACGAGAAGAGACAATCCTTAAAGACTCACACAGTGAGATAAGGATGCGCTATGCAGTTCAAAGAGATCGAATATAAGTACGATGGTGCTGCCATAAGTATGGAAAGCTTTGTCGAACTAGTGGAGAAAGATCCTGCCATTAAGAAGAAAATGATGGTAAGCTCTTACGATGACTACTTTACTAATAGTGAAGGCAACTTCATCAGGTATAGATATACTGATGGTAGAGGTGAGCTTACTATAAAAAGAAAGCTTAGTGAACACAATAACAATGAGCGCATTGAGGTTAATGTTCCTACTGCTGGCGATAATTTACCTACAATAACTGCCTTCGTGGATTTACTAAATTATAAGTATAATTTTGGTATTTTCAAGACCTGCAAGATCTACTGGGTAGATAAGGTTGTATTGGTATACTATGTTGTGTACGACAAGGAACTGAAAGAACTTAGGCGTTTTATAGAGATAGAAGCTGACGAAGATCTTCAATGGGAAAGTGAGCAGCATGCTTGGGATGAGATTGCTAAGTGGGAGAAGCTATTAGAACCACTCGGAATTACACCTAAAAATAGACTTAGAAAGTCTCTATTCGAGATATTCCGTAAATGATACGAGATAGAAGAAAGATGGCTCTTTTAAGACTATTAAGTAAGTTAAGAATCTATAGTGCAACTAGAGAAATTAACCAACTTAGTATCCTAAGACATGCAGCTTATGGTGGATTTCCGGGCGATGTGCTAGTTTCAGATGGCACCGGTTTCGTAAAGTGGACCAACCTTCCCGAAGTAATAAAGTCGGGTATTTAAGTCTTCATTGATGTATAATGATTATAAGAGTTAATCATTAGGAGAATCGATGAAAACAGCCAACCTTCAAACGGAAGCCCTTAGACAAGGTGACGCGGGACAATTTTGGGAAGAAGTAATTTCTGGTACAACAGGTACTATAAACCTTCCTAAGCAAACAACTTTCAGAGTAAGAGCATTAGGTGCAACAACTGTAACCATAGACGGCATTCTTGCCATGACTATGATGACTGGTGAAATAGCTATATTCAATGTTGGTACTGGTAGCATGCTAGATACTAATAAGCCCCTGATAGCAGTAGTTATTGCTGTCGCAGGAGCTTATGTACAAGTTTCTAGAGAAAAAGCTCGCGATAGATTACAACCAAATCCTTATAATTTACTGAATGAACCTGTTGGTACTGGTGAATCACCTTAATAGGAGTTTTTCATGGAACTTAAAAGTTTTAGGGAAATTCTACTTAAAAAGGCTGAAGATAATCCCTATTTGCAAACCCTTATAAAGTATGCTAAAGATGAGCTAATAGCTGAAGAAGTTATGGAAGCTCTTCTTAAGATGGCAGAGCCAAGTGCCGCGATGGGAAGAGGTGCAAACCATGCAGTTACTTCTTATGCTGCAGGCATGAAGCCTGTTCACGTTGAACAGATGCGCGATGCATTAGCTCATCATATATCTCATTATAAG